AAGAGTCAAAAAACTTACAGACATTGTTGAGTCTTTAAATATAAAAACAACAGAACAACAAGAAGAAATCAATAGACTATCCACGAAAACAAGAAAACCAACACAGAAAGACGACTTCGTTTAACTAAATACCTTTAAAGCTCAGTATATACTGAGTGATTACGGTATATACCACCATAAGGAGTTGAATGGCAGATCCCATTATTAGAGTTAAACGGTCATCTGTTGCTGGTAAAATCCCAACAAGTGATCAGTTGCCATTAGGCGAAATAGCTCTCAACACCTATGATGGTAAGTTTTATGCCTCTAAAGATGTAGGTATTGGAACCACAGTTTTTGCAGTTAACACCTGGTCTGCTGGTTTAGGAACTAGTTCATATAATACTTATTTTACAGAAGGAAACGTAGGAATCGCATCAACGGCTCCTGTTGCAAAATTGGATGTGATTGGAAACGCACGTATTTCTGGAGTTATTACGGCAACTTCATTTGTCGGTGATGGATCTGGATTAACTAATATTACCACTTCTGGGCCATCAATCGATGACGTTACAGCTCTTTCGATAGCGTTAGGATAACATAAATAGATAGAAGACCAATATCATATCAATGAAGAACGGGAAGTGCCCTGCAGGAGAATACTATTGTTACACCAATAAGGAGTGTAAACCCATTCCTGCTGGTTTTATGGTAGATCCACAGGGTATGCTCCGTAAAGAAAACGGTGCTTCTACAACCAAAGAAGAGTGGTCTCAGAAATATAAAAAATCAATTAACTGTGATAATCCAAAAGGGTTCTCACAAAGAGCTCATTGTCAGGGGCGTAAAAAGAAAATGAACGAGGCTACTTTTACACATAAAACACCCCATCTTAAAAAATCACAACATCAACTTGATCCCAATCTTCAACTCAAACATTTAGTTCATCATTCCACAGTTCAATATGTGGATCGTGATGCTGATGGCGATGTTGATGTTTATGACAAACCAGGTAAAAAAATTCCTGATGAGTTACCACCGACAAGTACGGCGTTAACTAAAAGAATGATGGCAAAACAGAAAGGTGAAATTCAACACTCTAAAAAAGCCGTTGCTTACGAAGGTAATCTTCACAAGTGGTTTCAAAGTAAGTCTAAAGATGGAAAACCTGGTTGGGTGAACGTTGTAACTGGTGGCACTTGTGCGAGTGATGAACCTGGAGAAGGTGTTCCAAAGTGTGTATCCTCAGAAAAGAGAGCATCAATGACTCCCGCAGAGAGACGTTCTGCATCAAGAAGAAAGAAGGCTGCTGATCCTGGTCAACAACAAAAAAGTGGTGCAGCAAAACCAACTTACGTTTCAACCGATAGCCCAAAGAAGAAAATGAGTGAAGCAAAAGAAAGAGACCACGAATATTCAATGGCTCGTTCAGAACTCTCCACAATAATGAACGCTGCCAGAAGATTGAAAAAGAAAATGAAAGGTGAAGGTAATATTGAAGCTTGGGTTCAGTCAAAAATCACTAAAGCAGCAGACTACATTGACACCGCTGCAGATTACGTAGATAGTGGTGAAATGAACGAAGAGTCGGATAAAAAGGGTAAGAGTAGTGGTAATAAAGATGCCTGTTATCACAAGGTTAAGTCACGTTATGACGTATGGCCTTCTGCATATGCTTCTGGAGCTTTGGTCAAGTGTCGTAAAGTTGGAGCAAAGAACTGGGGCAATAAGTCAGAAAGTCTTTCACCTATCTCACAAAAGATTCTTGCAGAATTAAATCTCGGTGATGTTTTTAGAGGTGTTGGGCTTCCTGGACCATTCTTAAATCCACAAGAAAAACAAAGAATCAATCAGTCTTTAAGAAATAGAATAAAACCAGCATCAAATCAAATTAAAACTCCACAACGGAATTCTACAACTGATGCCGCGATTGATAGAAAGTATGGTGTAAATAATGTACCTCGTGACGAGTTTGCAGGAGCCCGTAAAAATACAAGACAAACTGATGCTGCAATTGATAGAAAGTACGGCGTGAATAATGTACCTCGTGACGAGTTTGCAGGAGCCCGTAAAAATACAAGAACGTTTACACAACCTGCATCTTCAGCTCCTGTTTCTAAACCTGTTGCAAAACCAGTTGTTTCAACTTCACAACCTGTTGTCAATCCATTTCCAACAAGAGATTCGATTAAACCAAAAACTCCCAATCCTTTGATGAGTGATAATCCACCCAAATCAAAGATGACATATAAGACACCGAATCCTTTGATGCAAAGAACCTTTGGTTATCAAACTGGTAATGCACCAGATCAAAGACTTCAAAACTCTTATACTCCAGAGGGTGAAATGGTTGATGAGAAGTGTTGGGTTGGTTATACACAAAAGGGATTGAAGAAGAAAGGAAATAAGATGGTTCCTAATTGTGTTCCAGTACAAGAAGATATGACAAGAATCAATCAGAATGGTCAAACCTATTCTGTTATTCTGATGTGGAGAGGAAAAACATATACATTCCAAATGTTTGTTCCAACAATGAAGAGACCATCAAAGATTGAAATTGAGAAGCAAGTACAAAAGGCATATCCTGATGCAAGAGTAATGTACTTTATGCCTAAACAGTATGATCCAACAGATCCCACAATTATGATTCCAGAAGAGAATGAAATTGTTGAAGATTGGCAATCTGTAAATCGTAAAGACAAGACTGATGGGTTAAGTCAGAAGGCGGTGAACGCTTATCGTCGTGAGAATCCTGGTTCAAAACTTCAAACTGCGGTTACAGAAAAGAATCCATCAGGTAAAAGAGCAAAACGTCGTGCATCATTCTGTCGTCGTATGAAAGGTATGAAATCAAAACTGACTTCTGCCAAAACTGCAAGAGATCCAGATTCAAGAATCAACAAAGCCCTTCGTCGTTGGAACTGTAACTAAGATGAAAACATTTCAACAATTCCGAGAAGCAGCTGGAGATAAGTTCTCCAAAATGACAGATCAACAGTTCAGAGATTGGCAAAGATCCAATCCTGGAGCTGCAGAGAAGGCACAAAAACTTAGAGATGCTGCCAGATCTGCAACTCCTAAACCTGTTGGTTCTGGAGCTCAATTACCAAATGTTCCAAAACCATCAACATCACAACCACCAGCTGGTCAAGCAAGATGGAACTCTGGTCAAAGATTTAATGATCCAAGAGCTCAAGCTGTTTATGACAGAATGAGACAACAAGCGGCAACGAGAGTTGCTCCTAGAACAACTGCAACTGTAGCAGCCCCTGTTGCAGCTAAAGCAGCTGGGGTAAGATATGCATCAAGACTTGTACCTGGATTACAAACTGCACTTGGAGTTGCATCTGCAGTAAATGATTTATCAAAAGGTGACTTACCTGGTGCTGCATTGTCTGGTGTAAGCGCTATTCCTGGGCCAATTGGTTATGCAGGATTAGGCGGTAGAGCTGCATTAGAACTATCCAGATCTCAAAACAAAGTAAATAAGGCTCCAAAACTATGAAATCATTTCAACAGTTTTTATCAGAATCTATCAACATCTCAGGTAATGCATCGGTGGGCGCCATTTATGTTGGTGGTGAGTCATCTGCAAAACAGATGGGAGAACAATATGCGGCTGTTCAATGGAGAGAGATTTACTAAGTTAAAAAAATTGACATAGATATTATATGTAAAGGTTTAAAAATGGATTACACTGACATCAAACTAGATAATCTAGAAAAAATCTTTGAGTTTGAAAAGATTTGTAGAACGATTGATGAACTGAGTGAAGAAGATGCCAAACAGATAGCAAAGTGTTACTGCAAACTTTATTACAAACAACAAGAATTAGTGGCTTCTTTTGGTCAAAAAACTTTAGCAGACATATTGGGAGAAGAGTGATGTTTATTGCAAAAAGAACTGGTGATTTTATGAATAATATTCTCTACTATCAAGAGGATACTCAGTGGTCAGGAGATAGAGATAATGCCAAGAAGTTTAATACAAAAGAAGAAGCAATTCAAGAATCAGACTTTACTGGTCTTTATGATGTAGAAACGGAAGAAGTTTGATATGGCTGATAACATCCTAAATATTTTTAGATTGGGATTGAAATGTGTCGGCAATTATTAAAATTCCAGACAAAAGATTATCACCAAAAGTAGTAAGAAAGTTTCTATAAATGGGAAGGTTTATGTTTCTCAACAAGAAGCAGCAGATGATGTAGGAATAAGTATACAGGGATTATCTTATAGAATGAAACATTGGGGTTCAAAAAGAGGATACTGTTATGTCAATTAATGATATACAACTAAAAGCTGGTAATGCTTACTTATCAAATCCAAACCTAAAAAAAGCAAATACTCCCATTGAATTTACTCAAGCACAAATTGAGGAATTCATTAAGTGTAAGGACGATCCTGTTTATTTTGCCAGAAACTATATCAAGATCGTTTCACTTGACGAAGGTCTTGTTGGATTTGATATGTATCCGTTTCAGGAAAAATTGATTCGGAGATTCCACGATAATCGATTCAACATTTGTAAGATGCCTCGTCAGACGGGTAAGTCTACAACTTGTGTTTCATATTTGTTACATTATGCAGTGTTTAACGATAATGTTAACATAGCTATTCTAGCCAACAAGGCATCCACGGCCAGAGACCTACTGAGTAGATTACAACTTGCATATGAAAACCTACCAAAGTGGATGCAACAAGGTATTCTGGCTTGGAACAAAGGTAGTTTGGAATTAGAAAATGGCAGTAAGATATTGGCAGCTTCTACATCTGCATCTGCTGTCCGAGGCGGTTCGTATAATGTCATCTTCCTCGACGAATTTGCGTTTATTCCAAACCATATTGCAGACCAATTCTTTGCATCTGTTTATCCTACTATTTCTTCTGGTAAAAGCACAAAAGTTATCATAGTTTCCACGCCACACGGTATGAATCATTTCTACCGTATGTGGCACGATGCTGAACGTGGAAAGAATGAATATGTTGCAACAGACGTTCATTGGTCTGAAGTTCCTGGTAGAGATGAACAGTGGAAGATACAAACCATCTCTAACACTTCTGAACAACAGTTCAAGGTGGAGTTTGAATGTTTAAGTGGAGATACTATAATTGAAATACAAGATGATGATGGAATCACTCAAAAAATTTCTATGGAAGATTTGTATCAACGTTTGTGAGTTCTTTGGATTATAAATAATAATAAAAATGTATTATATTTACTTTCTTAAAAATTTAAATGGAGAAGTCAAATACGTTGGGCAAACTCAAAATTTAGATATTAGAAAAAGAGAACACAAAAGAAATAAACCACAACATACTTTTGAAATTGGTGAAGAAATTGATATTCCTGAGAGAGCCAAAGAAAAGGAAATTTTTTATATAGAAAAATTTGATACATTTAAAAATGGATGGAATAAATCTACAGGCGGAGAGGGTTTTGATAACTATGAAAGAAAAGGAATTGGAGGTGTTAAGAAAGGCAATATCCCTTGGAACAAAGGAATGAAAAATTGTTTTTCTAAGGAAACAGTAGAAAAAATGAGCAACTCTAGAAAAGGTAGAGTTTTTAACAGAAAAATTGATGATGATCAAATAAGATCAATAAGAAAACTATATAATGAAAAACCAAATTTACAGAATGTTGGAATGATTATGAGAAATGGTAAAAAAATGTCATATGTTCAGGCATTTTGTAAAGAATACGCTGAACAATATAATTTAACCCCTCAGGGATTGAAAAGGATTGTTTTAAACGAGTGTTGGAAAAATGTTTAAACTTAATAAAAATATTGAAGTAAAAACTCCCGATGGATTTAAATCTTTTTCAGGAATTCAAAAAGTTTATAAACCTTTTTATCATTGGATAATATTTGATGATGGATCAGAAATAAAATGTTCTGATAATCATTCATTTGGAAAAGAAAAAATCAAGGCATCAACAATTAGAGTTGATGACTTTTTACAAGGAAAAAAGGTGGTATATAATGAAATAGTAGAAGAAGGAATATATCTTTATGATTTACTTGATGTTGGTGAAAATAATTTATACTATTCAAATAATATAATATCACATAATTGTGAGTTCCTAGGATCTGTTGACACATTAATCAATGTTTCAAAACTCAGGGCTTTTGTTTATGATGATCCGATTAAAAAGAATAAAGGGTTAGACATATATCTAGAACCAGTTGATGATCACGACTATATGATCACGGTTGACGTGGCGAGAGGGGTTGGTATTGACTACTCTGCGTTTGTTGTAGTTGACATCACCACGTTCCCACACAAAGTTGTGGCGAAATACAAGAACAACGAAATCAAACCAATGTTGTTCCCGAGTATCATTCACGAAATGGCAAAGGCATACAACAATGCCTTCATTCTATGTGAGGTGAATGATATTGGTGATCAGGTTGCATCAATTCTCCATTACGACTTGGAATATAATAATCTCCTGATGTGTTCGATGCGAGGTAGAGCTGGTCAAATTGTTGGTCAAGGATTCTCTGGAACAAAGACACAATTGGGTGTCAAGATGTCTAAAACGGTGAAGAAGATTGGATGTTCCAACCTGAAGACTTTAATTGAAGATGACAAACTAGTATTCAATGATTATGATATCATATCAGAACTGACAACATTCATTCAGAGAAACAATTCATTTGAAGCAGAAGAAGGTTGTAATGATGACCTTGCAATGTGTCTCGTTATCTATGCGTGGCTGGTCGCCCAAGACTACTTTAAGGAGTTAACTGACCAAGACGTTAGAAAACGTATTTACGAAGATCAGAGAGACCAAATTGAACAAGATATGGCTCCGTTTGGTTTTATTCTAGATGGTCTTGATGAAGAGTCTTTTGTCGATGCCGATGGAGATAGATGGTATGTTGATGAGTATGGTGATCGCAGTTATATGTGGGAGTATCGTTAATGGATTTAGATGATCAATTTGATTTAGATCATTTATTCTTAAGTGAAAGAACGTGTAGAGTTTGTGGCAAAACAAAAGATCTTATTGATGGATTTTATTTGACAAGAAAGGACAGAAGACACATTCCTTCTGCTTATTCTTATGAGTGTAAAGAGTGTACGATAAAAAGAATAGTGGTAAGCAGAGTGACTTCTAGGGTACTCAATAAGTGGGAGTATCCTGATTGGTGATTGTTCATTGGCGGTTTCCCCATTCAGAAGCGCTCAAATTTATAAATATTTTTAGAAAATATGAGACATTTTTTAGGGAGACTTAAATGGCTAACATCGGCTTAGTATCTCCAGGGGTCAAGGTTAGGGAGGTTGACCTTACCGTTGGCAGAATTGACGCTCTGAGCGATCAAACGGGTGCCATTTGTGGGCCCTTTTCACAAGGTCCAGTTCTTGAGCCAATTCTCGTTGAGAATGAGCAAGAATTACTTAGTATTTTTGGAAAACCAATCTCTTCGGATAGACAGTACGAGTACTGGTACTCCGCATCAAACTATCTCCAATATGGTGGAGTATTAAGAGTTGCTAGAACTGATGGTGCCAATCTTAGAAACGCCAATGTAGGCGGGGTTGGTATTGCTTCAACTTCAACTCTCAAAATCAAATCATACGAAGATTACAAAAACAATTACGAAACAACTGGTTCGTATAGATTCGCTGCCAGAAACCCAGGAACCTGGGCCAATGGATTAAAGGTTGCCGTCATCGACGGTGCTGCTGATCAGACATTAACCGTTGGTGCTGCTGCAACAGCCGCTGCTCAAGTAGGTTATGCAGTAACTCAAGCGACCACATCAATAGTTGCTGGAGTTGGTACTACTTCAGTAAATGATGGTTATCTTCAAGGTGTTATCACTGGTATCGGTGTTAGCACGATCGACGTTAAAGTCATCAACAGAGTTTCAGCTGCTGGTTCAATCTTCCCAGTATCCTACACCGAAGGTGGTGCATATGCATTCTCCTCTGGTACTGCAACTAACGTAGGTTTTGGTACAACTTCAGCTCCTGGTACTGGTATTGCAATTCTGAGTTCTTCTTCAACGATTGCTTCTCCAGCCGCTGGTCTGGTTACTTCCGTAACTCTGACATCTTCAAACGTTTCTGATTGGTATAACAATCAGTACATTCAACTTGATAACGGTGCCGTTCTCTGGAAGTCAATCGCTGAAAAGCCTGGAACCAGTGGTTACGCTGCCGCAAGAAACTCCAAGAATGATGAAGTACACGTTGTAGTTATTGACGACAAAGGTTCTATCTCTGGTAACGCTGGAACCATTCTTGAGAAACACGCCTTCCTTTCCAAGGCTAAGGATACCGTAAACTCCCTTGGTTCTAACACATACTACAAGGATTACGTTGCTGATAATTCCAACTATCTCTTTGTTGGTGTTGCCACAGGAAACGGTTCGATTGCCTCTGGTATTCAAACTGCCTTTACTGCAACCTCAACTGCCAACGTTTGGGGTACAAACACTCAAGATGTTGTCTTCAACGTTGCTGGTAACCAACTGTACACTCTGGCTGCTGGTAAAGATTACTCTGGAACCAACAACGAAGGTGGTTATTCAACTACTCTCGGTGATGTTGTTGGTGGTTATGAACTCTTCGAAAACGAAGCAGAGTATGCCGTCAACTTCCTGATTCAAGGCCCTGGTGTTACTGGTAGCAAAGAAGGTTCACAAGCCAAGGCTAATAAACTCATTGCCATTGCTGAACTTAGAAAAGATTGTCTCGCCGTTGTTTCTCCACATAGAGAAGCCGTTGTTGACGTAACCAGTTCAAAAACACAAACTGATAACGTTGTTCAGTTCTTTGATGCACTGACTTCTTCTTCATACGTTGTCTTTGACTCTGGTTATAAGTATCAGTTTGACCGTTTCAACAATACATTCCAATATATTCCTCTGAACGCTGATATTGCTGGTCTGATGGCCAGAACTTCACAAGAACAGTTCCCTTGGTTCTCACCTGCTGGTTCTCAAAGAGGTAATATTCTGAATACTGTCAAACTTGCTTACAATCCAAGCAAGGTTCAAAGAGACTCTCTGTACACCAGAAGAGTTAACCCAGTAATCTTCTCACCTGGAGCCGGTTTCGTTCTCTTTGGTGACAAGACTGGTCTCGGATACGCCTCAGCGTTTGACAGAATTAACGTTAGAAGATTGTTCCTCACCCTCGAATCAACTATTGAAATCGCCGCCAGAACTCAACTGTTTGAGTTCAACGATGATATCACAAGAGCTAACTTCCGTAACATCGTTGAGCCTTACCTCCGCGATGTTCAAGCGAAGAGAGGTATCACTGATTTCGTTGTTATCTGTGATGAAACAAACAACACTCCTGACGTTATTGATGCTAATGAATTTAAGGCTGACATCTTCATCAAACCCGCCCGTTCCATCAACTTCATTGGTCTGACCTTTGTTGCCACCAGAACTGGTGTTGCGTTTGAAGAAGTCGTTGGTAGAGTTTGATTATAACAAGAACACACTAACGGAGTTTTCAAAAAATGGCTATTCAATTTAGAGACAGAACCATTGATGATTTCAAGGGTAAGCTAGTTGGTGGCGGCGCCAGACCTAATCTGTTCGAAGTTCAAATTCAACTTCCAACTGGTCTGGGTGTTGCCTCTCCTGGTAGTGGTAGTGAGCAGTCGATTGAAGAAAAGATGCGTTTTATGGTGAAAGCTGCTCAACTTCCTGCTTCTACTGTTGGAGACATTCCAGTTGCTTTTAGAGGTCGTATTCTTCACGTTGCTGGAGACAGAACCTTTGATCCTTGGACTGTCACCGTCATCAATGACACCGACTTTTCTATCCGTTCTGCGATGGAAAGATGGATGAATGCAGTTAATAATCATAAGTACGATTCTGGTACTATTGATCCAAATGCATATCAACAAGATGCTAGTGTTCTGCAACTCGGCAGACTTCCTGATAGAGAAGGAACCAAACAGATTCCTGTTCTGAGAAAGTATAAGTTCCACGGAATTTATCCAACTCAAGTAACAGCTATCGATCTGGATTATGCTAGCACCGATACCATCGAAGAGTTCCAAGTTCAGTTCCAAGTCAACTGGTGGGAAGCTTTTAGAGTTGGTCAAGGTGATGCCGAGGCTGACGATCTGAGTAATTGATAAATACCTTTACGGTAAAGACTCTATAAAATGGCTTCTCTTTTTGGTTTTTCTATTGACGATTCATATAAGAAACCAGCAAAGACGGTAGTCTCTCCCATTCCCGAAAACAACGAGGATGGGGCAGACTACTATCTTGCATCTGGATTTTATGGTCAATATCTGGATGTAGAAGGAGTATTCAAAACTGAATACGATCTTATTCGTAGATACCGCGAAATGGCTCTACATCCAGAAGTTGATTCTGCAGTTGAGGATATTATTTGTGAAGCCATTGTTTCAGATTTAAATGATTCTCCAGTAGAAATTGAACTTTCCAATCTTCAGGTTAGTGATAAGGTAAAAGATATCATTCGTTCAGAGTTCCAATACATCAAAGAGATGTTGGACTTTGATAAAAAAGCACACGAGATTTTTAGAAATTGGTACATTGACGGTCGTATCTACTATCATAAAGTTATTGATCTTGCAAAGCCAGAAGAGGGTAT